TTATGTAGTCTTCAGGAAGACCTTCTCTGAAAATCATCTTAGATAAATCAAATACACCATTGTTGAATGCAATAATATCAGAATTTTTGTTAGCCATATCCATAAATTTAGGATTATGGAGTTTATATCCACATTCTTTAATTACTGAATCAATAAATGATGAGGTTTCCAACTTAGTTTTAATCTTATCTGTTTTAGAATTTTTAATCTTAAATAAGTCTTTTCTGTCGTTTGATTTCGTATCTTCTAGATTTCGTAGTCTATCAAGTTTATATTGTACTTTATTGAAACACCAAATAAGATCCTTATAAATCTTTCCTCTTAACGAACATACTGCATTGGCTACCCAGCGATGATCCTGAAATTGAAACCACTCACGTTTATTCAATGATTGTTCGGGATGAATACAAACAAATCTTTGTTCATACATTTTACGCATAATTTCGGCAATACCAACGTGAGTTTGTGGAATACTTTCAATATTTCGTGTAATATCTTCGGCTAAAAGTTTTGTGTATTCTTCTGGACTATCAGTGCGAGCCCAGAAATGAAGTGTTCCAATTCCAAGTCCATCATCTTTTGCGGTGTCCCATACTTTTTCACAAGCTCCTGGTTGAAATTTTGTTGCAGTTTGTTTACTAAAATCAATGAAATCATCAAGCAAATTTTTGGGATCAATATTATGTAAACACCAACCAACCCGAATCCATTCTTCATATCCTTCACTACGTTTTGGACTAATCAATTTAATTAACTTTCTGATAAATTCTAGGTCTTCATCAACTTCTTTGATTGGTTCGATCTTTTGTTTCTTTCTTTTCTCAAATTTGGTTTTATACAATTCTGTGATAAGCGCTTTTAATTCATCTGATTTATATACAACATTGACAGGTTTCCCACGAATACTGAGAAACTTCGGTAAATTATTCCTTTCAGTTTCGGTTAAATCTGTAATATTGATGTCTCTGACAATTAAATTATTGAATCCTACTTTTTCTTTTTCAAGTTCATAAATATGTGAAATAGCATATAGTGGTCCGCTACGTTTTCCTTTAGAACCATACAAAGTCCAATTGCGCTCGATAATTCCTTTATCATAAATATCATCAGGCTCATTACTAAAAATAAGATCACCAAATACCTTACCAAAAGTTGTTGGTTGAATAATTCTGTTTCTAACAAAATGTTGTAGGGCGTAATCACATGACAAATAAGGAAAAACAATATGAAACCCGTCACCTACTTGACCATTCTGTTTTTTTGATACTCTTTCTTTTTCAAGGATAACTGCATAAAGAGGAACATCGAGTTTTGATAAATCGGTTACTTCTTCTAACATCTGTTTGATGAAAAATAATAACTTCTTAACATGATCTAATTCATAATAGTGACCTTTATTTATTGAAAAGGAATCCTCTGTTTCACCTTCATCTGCAGTGAGTAATCCCAGTTCAATTCCTTGTTCAACTTTAAATTTAATATCAATATCTACTTTAAAAGGGCTGCCTTCAGGTTCACACATTTCTGTTAAATAAAGATCACCTCCTTCTTCCAAAACTTTATTATAAATTTCATAAAACTGGTCAAGATCATTATCAACAATATGAAAAGCTCCTTTTGGATGAACAGAAGATGTATGTGTTATACCTGTATCGTTGCGATGATTGGAAAGAAACTCAATCAAACGATTAAAAGCCATATATTGCGTAGTCCGTTTATTCATTTCGGACCCAGTTGTATTATGACGAGAGAATTTTTTAAATACTATTTATCGATTCGTCGGGTAATTTGGTTATAACATCAAGATCTGAATTCATAATTTCTATTTTATTTGTTTCTTTATGATCAATTTGATTTAATCTCAAAATTGTCGAAAAATCCACATTTTTTGTGGATTCATTGTGGAAATTTGTGTAAGGTCCTTCGTACTTCTTAATGATATCAGTTATGTCTTGATTGTCAATTATAATTGATAATAAGTTACTTGGTGGACAAAGTGTTTCATCTTCCAAGGAATATAATGGAAATAATACTTCATCTTCAGCAATTGTATCTATCTCATATAAAATATTGTATCGTAAACCATTAAAGTGATATTCCAGATCAAGTAATTGTCCGTCCAAACTCAGTGGTATTGAAATTTTTTTGAATGATTTTCCAGTAAAATTGTATTTATCAACAATTTGATCCGTAATATCGTATATAGAATTATTTCCAATAATAATAGCCTTCTCAATAAAATGGTGGGTATTTGTTGACTTAAACCAACGTCTAATCTGAGTCCCTATCCTTAGTACACCATAAAAGATTGTGTAAATTATATCCATTCTTAAAATTGATTAAGAAAAATTACTTTAAAACTTAATCGCTATTTAAAATAAATGGCTGACGAAGATTATGCAATTGATGCTGATCCATTTGAAGATCAAGAAGTTGAGATTGAAGACGACGATGATGAAGACAACATCGATGATGAAGAATTAGATGAGTTTATTCCACAAGAAACTCAAGTAATTGTGACCGAACATATTAATCGTGTTGCAGATACAGAAAGAACAACTTATAATAAATTAACTAAATATGAAGAAACAAGATTAATTACTTCAAGAGCAGAACAATTAGCACGTGGTGCAGCACCATTAGTTGATATAGGTGACTTAGTTGATGTAATTGAAATTGCAAAAAAAGAATTAAAAGAGAGAAAGATCCCTTTTACGATTAGACGTCCTTTACATGACAAATTAAAGCAATTTGAAGAATGGGAAGTAAAGGACTTGATATATTGATACCCTCGCTAGACTATTTGTGTAAAGAGAATAATTGTAGTACGTGTGTTTAATAAAGGAATACATACAAATTAGTAACAAATCTTTATTTTTTCTGGCGATTTCGATAATTCCACAAGTCCTGGTTTTCCAGTTAGTTTAACATTCTTGATTTCAGTATATTCAACATAAACTTCTTTTAATTTCTTGGTTTGTGTACAGTTGTCCTTTACTTGTTGTGCGGCTTGACCAATAATAGCACGACTGATTTTTTTACCTTGTGTGTGAATTACTGCATGAGGTCCTGAAAAAGCTGCAAGATGTAACCATATATCATTTTGTTGACTGCGGCGAATAAGATCGTTGTTTTCTTGAGCAGATTGTCCTAATTCAACTTTATAGCCTCCAAAATTAAAGCTTTTCATTTAATTTAAAGAAATAAAAAATGAATTCATTATTAAACATACTCTAAATTATGTTGTACTTGCCTAAAGAAATCATTTTAGAAGTGTACCAGTATATTTCTGTGAAGGATGTTGTAAAATTATGTTCTACGAATGATCAATTTGATTTATTTCAATTGAGCAATTATGAAAAATATTTATGTTTGGAACAAGACATTTCGGAACTCGCTTGTAGACTTAATAGAATCAATATTGTTAGAATGTTAATTGCTAAAAAAATCGATTTGAATAAAACAAATACTTATAAAAATACTATGTTAGATACATCATGTAAATTTGGAAATATAGAAATTGTAAAATTGTTAATTAACAATGGGGGCACTGTGGGTAGTAATTCATCGATGAATGGTTTACATTATGCATGTATTAATCAATATTATGATATAACTAAATTACTTCTAGAACGAGTTTGTATCGATGCTTTTAGTGTTAATGCTGTTGATAAAGATAAACGATCACCTTTATATTTTGCTGTTAAAGGAAATAACTATGAATTAACTAAATTACTGATTGATTTTGGTGCATGGGTTGACCAACCTAGTAAGTATTTTGTTCCTATTGAATATGCTGTAAGTAATGGAAACAAAGAAATAACAAAACTACTTCTTAAAAAGGGTGCGAAAGTTCAAAATAATGGTTTACATAATTTTAGTAGACGAGTTTATAGTGCACTATCACGTGCTAAAGACACGGAAATGATTGAATTATTATGTGAATTTGGTGGTGATCTGAATTTTCAATATAGAAGTGGAGTGTATTTGATACATAAGGCGTCAGGATATAATAATTCAGTATTACTTGAATTTCTTCTGGAGAATGGTGTTAATGTAAATATTCAATGTACACGAGGATACACACCATTACATATTGCAGTTAATTACAAAAAAATAGAATGTATTAAACTATTACTCAAATACAATGCTGATAAAACATTACTAAATTCAACTGGACAATCTGTAATGGATACTAAGGATCCAGAAATACTTGAACTACTTCAATAAAAAAATTTATATAGTAAGATAGATAACAATATTATCTCTTTTTTGATTCACTTTTTAAGCGCTACACTTACTAACACTCGTTTGCTAAAAAGTGAATTATTCCCAGTAATTTTTGCATTTACAACAAATATAGACACCTTTTAACGTATTTGGCATTCTGATAATTGCTGCAATTTCTTCTTTCTTACATTTGGGACATTTTTTATATTCTCGCGGCACTGTGATATCATGACAAGCATATCGAACAAGAGAATCTAAATTTCTGGGTCTAGTGAAATCTTCTGAATATAAAATATAGTCTTCTGTTTTAGCTTCTTTGCGATTATCGCATTTTAAACAGGTATAAAATAGTTTATTTTTTGCATCTTTATTTTGGGAATCAGGTTCTCTTGTATCAACAACCAAAAGATCTCCGCATTCAGTACAGAAATCCATTTAACTTTAAGTTATAGAGATATTTTTAAAACGTTTTCAGTTTTCATTATTTTGTAATAAAGAGTTGTGTGTTGGTGGGGATTATATAATGAACGGTTTTTTATTGATTATAAGAGATTGATCAGGTTTCTTTCTGTATTCTGGAAAATATTTCAATAATATAACAGCAGGTGTTCCATTATATAAAAATTTGTTAACAGGACGTTTGTTCAGTGTTAATTTTTTAACTAAGTCTTTTTGCGCATCCTTTGTAATCTGGATAAGTGTTTGTAATATTTTACTAAGGTCAGGATTTCTTTTTGTCATTGATCTCTTTTTAGAACGCGTTGATCGAGATGACTCAGTTTCTTGCTTTATTCTTGTTACGGTATACAAAGTCTTAGCGAATTTAAATGTGTCAAATGAATAAAGATAATCCATAAAGTCACCAAGGTTGCCTTCTTCAATATTAAATATAACATTGGCTGTTTTTCTTTTAAATTGATCACCAAATTGACGTTTTCCATGAAATAGGACCTTTTTAATTATAATATCTTTTGTATCGCTTTCTAAAAGTACTGATCTACTGAAATCCCAGACTTTAAATAAATAGCCATAATTTGGCAAATAATAGTCTTTGTCATTAATTTTATAATGATAGAATCCTCCAGGATTAATTGTTGACACAAGGACATTTCCAACATGAAGGTCAAATTGAACAAGATGAATTTGTTTATTAAGCGCGGCTAAACCAGCCATGACTTGAAAAATACATGATTTAAGAACCTTCGGATCAGGTAGTTTAAAAAGAGTATTTTTAATCCAATATTCAAGATCATAGTCAGCGAGTTCATTAAATATCATAAGAGCGTTTTGACCGAACTTTTCGCTTGGTGGACTGCGTTCAATACGATCCATTAAACGCTTATTTTTGTAATCATCGATTTTGAGCGAATTACATATACTAAATCCATACAATAAAGGTAAATTAGGCACACCACCATTTTGAACTATTTCTGTACATTGTTCTAGAATGTAGATTTCTTTCCAAGGACGATATTTAGTATTGTCTTTATTATTAAGTTCAGTAATTGTAATGGGCATCACTTTTAAAGCTATTTGAATTGAGTTTTCTGGACATAAAATAATATTTTTTATCGGAATTATCATTAAAGGAAAACAACCTACCCAGGTTTCTGCATCGAGACTGTCTTTTAGTCCAAGACGTTTTCTTAACAAAGAAATGGTTTCTTTAGTGGTTTTATTGACTAAAAGTCTTATATTTTGATTTGATTGTTTCGATAACTCTTTTCCATAACAAACCTCATTATTTTTTTTAATCACATTTCTTAGCTCTTTTTGTGCTGCAGAAATGAGACTAATTCGCTCTTCAAGAGTCTCGAATTCAGACATTTCTCTTTGTTTTCAAGAGAGAAAAAATTGAAGTAAATATATCTGGCGCTTCTCTATTTAACTTACACAATAATGTCTGTTGATACAATTGGAAACCATTGGTCTGAACCTGATGTTGAGCCACTTCTCAGAGCTATCTTTGCTCTTGGTAAATCTGTTGGACAAGTTGGATTAGATGAGTTTGCTGCTATTAAGCCATACTCTGAGTTCCCCCAAAATCTACTTGATTTCCAAAAGATGCTTATTGAGATGAAGCAAGCTGGTGAGAAATGGGACAACACAAAATGGTCATGGGAAACTGGTATTTACAAGCGTTAATCGGTGTCGCTAGGGAGCCCTTAAAAGAGGCTCCCGTATTTTTATTTTTATACGTGAGAAAATTGATTTTATATGTCTCTTTTAAGAAAAATCAATTTACACAATAATGTCTGTTGATAAAATTGCGGATCATATTGACAATCGTATTGTCTTTGAACATCTTAACCTTATTCGAGATTTTGGTAAGGTATTTTTTGGAAAGAACGATATAGATCAGTACGCTGGACAAATGTCGTACTCTGAGTTCCCCCAAAATATATCGAAATTTGAAAAAATGCTTCTCCAAATGGAAGAAAACGGTGAAATATGGGACAACGATAAGTGGTCTAATGAGACTGCAACTTACAAGCGTTAATCGGTGTCGCTAGGGAGCCTCTTTTAGGGGTTCTCGTATTTTTTGTTTGTATGTGGGAAGGAAATGAAAAAAAAAAACAAAATTGCATTTTATTAATCGAAGTAGTACTCAAAACCTTTATTATCAAACATATTTTTAACTGGTGTATTTGAACTAATGGTGTCGAGGACATTAAAACCAGAATACTTCATTTCAACATCTTGTCGAGATCCGACTGATGTTGGAACTAAATTGTATTGACCTTTTGATTGGTTTTCAACATAGTAGTAGTTGTATTGGTTGTTGGGGGATGACATTATTAGTAATAATTGTGACTTATAACCATGTAATAGACTGTATTTTTTCAATTTTTTGGTAAATGAAGAGAAAAAAAGGGAGCCTAATGAGGCTCCCAGGGGTGGGTGGGAGTCATTAGAATGTATAACTTCCATCTACTTTTTTGAACTTTGAATGATCCCATTTGGCATCAATACTCTTCATGAATTCCATCCATTTCATAAATCTAGTGAAACCAGGATTTCCGTGGACAATTAACAGTTTTTTAAGAACCCAATCAACGAGCTGATTAGAGTTGAGAGACATACTCAAACTATCAAGAGAATCCCAGACACGAGTTTCAACAGGTGGAAAAACACCTTCAGAGGCTACAATAGCTCGGCTCAAAGCTTCTTCGTAAGTAGTAGGAAAAGACATCTTATGATGATGTAAAAAATAAAGGAAAAGGGTTATTTTAATCAATTTATCGGTTTCTCCTACTTCCTCCTCCTACAAAATGGCTTGGATCAATACCATGGAATTCCATCATTCCTTCTACTGAATATTCTCCTTCTGGGTAAACTACACCTGGATGCTTCTCTTTTGCAAACTGAACGAGGGCAGTTTTAGCGATAGAGATATCCTCAGCACCTCTGATATTATCGAGAACAAGGGCAACTGATTCATATTCAGGATCTCCACTAAGACCTCTCTTGATATCACCAAGATCACGAAGCGTTTTAGAGTTTCTGAGAACATGTCCTAGACTACGAATTGAGTCAGATGTAAACCTGACGTTTGAGTACAACTTAAGAAAGTCAGTAATTCGTGCATTAACATCGTCTGGGTAGACTAATTGAGTAGGCATCAAAACCTTCTTATTGGCAGCCTTATGCTTAGGATCTTCAACACAAATACCAACATTATTCTTCAAAGAAACGAGTTTTGTCTTTGTGGGATCGTTAGCTGGAGGACAGCTGAAACTACCACTGAGAATAGGGCGAATACATTGAGCTTTGCCAAAGAAATCAATGTATTTTTGAATAGCCAAAGGATCGCCTCCAGGCTCAGGACATTGAGTAGGTCCAAGAGGTTCTAATTGACCCTTAGCATTTGGAACCATTCGTTGTTTGCGTTTAGGGATAGGCTCTCTACACTCTTTCTTGCCAGTCAAAATATTGATATATTCCTCTGTTTTATCAGGTTCTCCAGGAGGGGGGCATTTAGTATTTACGATGCCAGAATAAGATAAAGCATTAAGAGCAGCAATTTCATTCACATTTTTACGTCCTAAGATATAGCCGAGAATATTCATTTGGACTGGATCATAAAGATAAGGGCTAACAAGGTCTGTTAAATCATTATTTTTCAAGTATTCATCCACGGTTTTCTTATTTTCTTTCTCACGACGGGTTTTAACCTTTTTAAGCTGATTCTCTACGCCTGGAGAAATCCACTGAAAATTACCAGTTTCTTCATCAATCTTAAGGGTTTTATCTGATTTGTGACCGGTATTATGATGTTCTACATGACGTCCACTGCTACGAGATTTACGTTTACGTCTTCCACCAGCTTGACTCATTTAAGTATATACTAAATTAAGAAAAAAATTGATTCTGCATTAAATAAACACAATATCATAATTACACACTTATTAAATTAAAATGTCAACATTTACAATTGAAATCCCTATTGAGGCTGGTATTGAGTACTTCAAGAAGAACCCAATGCTGATCGATCCTGAGATTCAAGAGAAGGCTGCACAAATCAAGTCACTGCAAATGTGGGTTGATGGGCTTTCTCCTAAGGATTTGGCTCAATTCAGGGCTTGTATGGGAGACTATACTACCGAGGAACCTGTGAAGGAACTTGTCAAGCAAGAACCTGTCAAGGAACCTGTCAAGGAACCTGTCAAGGAACCTGTCAAGCAAGAACTCACTTGGAAGCATGTGGCTGCAAAGAAGCCCGTGAAGAAGAGTGATGAACATTGGGCAAATGACGCCGAAAAGACATTTGGTCAACCAAAGTATATTCCACAAAAGACAACTAATGAAAAAGAATTAATTAGCAAGGCTGCTGCTTTGAAGATTGAAACTAAATTGCATAATACATGTCTTAAGTTTGAAAAGGATCCAGAAAACTATTTTGGATACTTAATTGAAGATGAAAAACAAATTTTGCCAAACAGAAGACTCTGTGCAAATGGAAGTAAGTGTACTTTTGGTCAAAATTGCACATTTGCTCATTCTGAAGAAGAAGAACAAGCATTTCTGAAGATGTCCATTGATACTTACAAGTACAGAGACTGGGCTTGGGCTAATGAAAACTGACCTCCTTTTTTCGTTTTTAGATAATCTTTTTTTTCTTTATAGAGAATATAAGTATGTCTGCTACAGAGAGGGATTTTTGTACAATTCTCGATAAGTTGGTAGAAAACAAAGATGTTCATGAAATTACAAAAGAATTATATAAACATTGTTTGACATCTCTTATAACTAATCCTGTAAGTAAGAGATCGTTTTTAGCACCAGATAAAAAGCTTTTGACTAAACTTAAGGCAATGAAAACTGCTGATATGAAAAAACAAATTAAAATGCATGTTTTAGGTAGAATGATTCTCCCAGATCAATCATTCAAGGATCGTTCACAACTTGATGTTCCAACTATGCTTAAGGGTGTTAAGTATGAAGTAAGCAAAGGAAAAACAGCTAAAAGCATTATGGTTGAAGGAAGAGAATGTAAATTACTTGCTGTTGCTGGAAATGGTGCTTTGTATGTTACTAGTGATGCTCTTCCTGAAAAGAAATCTGTTGCTACACCAAGAGCAAAGAGTGCAAAGCGCAGTAAGAGTAAGGGTAAAGGAAAAAAGAAGAAGCAAAAGGGTGGATCTCATTTGTTTGGTAATGGGTTAGATGCTCGATTTACTTTTATTAACGATTATCGTACTCAATTCCAAAATGAATGGGCTATGCAAGGTTTAGGACATTTACTTTTGTACTTAAACCAAAATATTGGTGACTTTCGTAACTTGTATCTTCCCTTCTTTGGAACTGATCCGATGAGTACTCTTGAAATCTTATTACAATTGCGCGATCGTCCATATGATCCAACACGTTTATTGATTTCTGAACAAACATTTGGCGGATTCATGAATAGTCCTTTTTACTTGAGCAGTGATCAGATGTTGCTTCAAGAAGCTCGTAGTCTTTTGCGTTCTTTCTGTAATGATATGGATGTTCCAGGAATGTGTCCATACGAAACTCATTATATTCAAGAATCATTCATTAAGCAACATCAAGACTACCTTCGTGGACTTTTAAGTAACAATCCTTTGGAGGCTCGTGATAAGATTGTGGCGATTTATCAAAAACTAGGTGATATGGATCGTTATAGTCCTGGACAAGTTGCTTTGTTCAAGAAGATTTGGGAAAAGCCTGGTGAAGGACTTTTACGTAATGATTTGATGCGTTTCTTCAGTAAACAACTTAGTGGATCCGGACTTCCTTGGGATTCATATGATCAAAGTATGGATATGCTCTTTGGAAGACCAGTTAATGATGTACTGAACACAATTCTTCAACCCAGTTATCTTAGTGGAAGTAGCATAGGTTACGGAAATAACTTCAGATTCCCTACTGATATGTTGGTTGACTGGGTTGAAAGTGAGTGTTTCTTGCATTGTTTCCCTGTTGATATGCATAGAGGTAATTATCAAGGATACTCTCCATTCGTTACTGCTTCAGATGATATTCCTTTTACTAGTCTTCAAACTACTCAATTGGGAATTCCTGGTGTTGGACAATTTTCAAGCATTTCTGCACAAGGAGATTTCCGTCCTTCACTTAGTTCTGGTGCACTCAATATTTGGTAAGTATTTAAAAACTATTTTATTTTTTACTTAAATGAGTCTTGGGTCATCAGCAATAACTGATCAATTTATAGAAATAGGAGCCTATGATGTTAAATTAATTGGCAAAGGATCTCTTTTAGAAATATTGGAAAACATTCAAACAGAGATGAAAGAACAAAAAAGGGAATTTGAAAAAATAATAAAGGAACTAAAAACAAAAATAATATATTTAGAAAACAAAATATATGATACATCAGAAGGTGAAGGTATAGGTATGTTTGAGGATAAAGAGGATTTTGTTGTATTAAATAAGGAAAAAACCAAGTTTGATTGAAGAAAATATATTTGAGGATTTTGTTGTATTGAATAAGGGAAAATTGAATTACTTTTTTTATTTAAAGACAGTAAGACATAAAAAATAAATGATTGGTCCAGTTGCTTGTTTCAATTGTGGAAAAACAATCAGTCATTTGATTGAAAAGTATCAAGAACAAGTAAGAGAAAATGATTTGAAACCAGAAAATAAAAGAAAGACAACGAAGGAAATTTTAGATGGTCTCGGACTTAAAAGATATTGTTGTAGAACAAAGGTTCTTGCAAGTATTAATATCGGATATGAATTACCTTATATTTTCTGAAGAATATTTGTTTCCATACTCTTTTGAAAAGCATCTAAAGTAGGTTTAACAGCAGGTGGAGGTTCATTAGTACGAATACTGAAATCTTTAAGAGGTGGATCTCTTATTTTTTGTTTTGTCACTGATTTCTTTTTAGTGAAGTTCATAACACTCATTTCTTTCTTAATAGTATCATAGTTCTTTTCAATATAATCGAGAATCTTTGTTTCAATAAGCCATCTAAAGAAATTTAGTTGTCCAATACTTGTTAGAATAAATCTATTGTCACTAAATGGATAAAACAATAAATGGCTATTTGCGGATTCTTCTGTTTCAGGTTCTTCTGTTTCATCGCTTGTTGACATACGACGAGAAGTTCGTTTTCTTAGTGGTCGTTTAGAATGTTTGCGCTTGAACGGATCGAATTTCTTCTTATCATATGAGTCTAACTGACTTTGATAATCATCATAAACATTGATATAGTATTTATTGTTCTTGATGAATACTGGCTTTTCGTGACAATATTTAGTAACGAAATTTTCAATAAATCGCAATGAAATTTTTGATTGTTCTTCAACAATCGGCACCATTCTTTTTTCTATAACTGTTGGATTACTTTTAAAGAAGCGGTCTAGATACCGCATTAAATAGTCTTCTTGCGATTTAAACTCCATTGTGCATTAGTAATACAATTACTCTTTAAAATCACTTATTACTTTGTTCATGTATTAAAAATTGATTCTTTATTAAATAAACAAATTATTAAGTAAAAAATGTCAATGTTCAATATTCTTTATGGTAAAAATTCAAATGCTAATCAATTATTAGCAAGTATTGGTATTAAAGAAAACGAGATTCCTCGATATAGAGATGTTTTTGAAGGAACTATTCATATATTTGTCTTCACAAGATGTGGACCACTTAATAGAAACCACGATGAATGTGAAGAAGGAAATTGTTGGGAATGTCAAGCAGAAAAATTAGAAGCGAAACCTAATTTCGTCAAGTTTTATGGTGATGAAAGTGATATGACTTATGGTACTTTCCAGTTTAAAAAGGATTGTAACAATTACAGCGATCCTTTTAGAAGAGAACTTGGATTTGACAATCATTTTCTAGATTGTCAAGAAGTTGGATGTACAGGATTAAGAAAACCGTTTAAAATATTAATTGAGGAATACACAAATTATAAATGGGTTTTCTGTTATTGTCGCAAATGTAAGAACTGTTTTAAAATTATGTTTAAGCCAACACATTATTTAGGATCATGGGAAGATGAACCATACGCCGATATCAAGGTAACAGAAGAATTTGAAGGTCAAATTAAAAATGAAAATTGAAAACCATTTTCATTTATTTTTTAAATCTTCTTAAAGATAACTTACAAGTAAGTTCATAACCAAAACCAAAATGTCAACTGCTGTTCCAACACTCGACCAATACGATCTCAAGAAAATCGCGGTAACGCCTCCTAAGAAGAATGCTGGTGGAAAGGGTCAAACATCATATGTGAATACTGATCAATTCCCGAATCTTGGTAAAGGAATTCTGTTTGAAGTTAAGAATGCTAAAATTAGATTTGATTTGAAGGCTTTCCGTGAAGAGGGCAAACCTCCTTCGGAAGATGACAAATATAACATTAATCTGGAACTCGATAGCGAAAATCCAGATATTGTCAGACTATTCAAGACTATTAAGGCACTCGAACTTAGAATTGCAGAAATTGTTGCTAAGAATTCGGAAGACTGGTTATTTGAAGAAAAGGATACAAGTGAAGTAAAAGGAATGATGTCATCTTGTATTGCCAAGCATCGCAACAACAAGACTGGAGAGAAATATCCTGATACATTCCGTGTTCGTGTCTTTGTTGATAAGACAACTAAGGCTATGGCAGCTAAGTTTAGAGACGGTGCAAACAACAATGAACTATTGGATGTAAACATTCATAACAGTGATCAAGAAATTCCTCGCGGAACTACTGGTTTCTGGCACATTCGTGTACAAAAGCTTTGGTTTAGTGGAGGAAAAATGGGATTGACAATGACTCTTGCGCAAGCTAGTGTTAATCGTCCTGAAGGAATTGCTAACCTTCCTGAAATTGGAATGGCAAGTGATTCTGTTGTTGGTCGTAGTCGTGTTATTGCCGAAGACGATGATGACGACACTGCTACTACTACAACCACCACTACGACAACAAAGAATTTGGTTGTAACTAAGGATGATATTGAATCTGATGATGACGAATCAGATGATGCACCTGATAATTTGGAATCTGATAATGAAGAACCTGCACCACCAAAGAAGAAGAGTGTTGTAAAGGAAGGTAAGAAAGCAGCTAAGCCTGCTCGTAAGACTAAGGCTAAAGCATAAATTAAAATAAGTATATTAATTTTTTGTTTTTTTGGGGATTGGATGAGGAGTATTTGTGTAGATTAGATGAGGTTTAAAATAATTGTGTAGATTAGATGAGTTTTTATTTTGTGGATGAACATCAGCTTGATTATTACGTTTTAGGTGTAAAATTAGATAATTTAATAGATAAAGCAGGGAAACCCTTTAATAAATCTATTGGAAAAAACATACAAAAAAATAAAGAGACATGTTCAATTTGTCTTAGTAAATTTAAAAAAGGAAAGTCCTGTTTAGAACTTAATTGCAAACATATTTATCATACAAAATGTATTGAAGATTGGTATGATACATGTTTGTTCTGGAATATTATTCCAAAATGCCCTTTATGTAAGACTGTGATTAATATCAAAACGTAGCGTTAGACTTAATGAATGAATTATTCATTTTAGTTACCTTGTTTGTGGCTTCTTCTAATGTGATTTCATCATCAGACAAATCGATTTGAATAACTTGCAAATCTCTTTCGCATTTTTGTACTTGTTTATTGTACTCTTCGGGTGACAAATCATTTTTAATATTTTGCAAATACTGTCTCATGTTTTGTTCAGTTTCTTCGTAAAGTTGATCGAATGCTTGCTCTGCTGCCATTGTTTTTGGTGTGTATGTAATAATTATATGGGTAATCAATTTTTTGTAAAATTGATTTTAAAATAAATATAATATTATAAATAAATAAGAATGGAACCATTACTCGATCCAAACCAAGACCGATTTGTTATCTATACTGCCAATAAAGATATTAAGTATAAAGACACATGGGAATGGTACGACCATCATAAAGGGCTTATGTGGCATGCACATGAAATCCAAGATAAACTTTCTGAAGATCGTACAGACTGGGAAACAAAACTTGATGATGACGAAAAACACTTTGTCAAGATGGTATTGGCATTCTTTGCTGCGAGTGATGGTATAGTGAGTGAAAATTTGGTTAATAATTTCTGTAATGAAGTGCAAATTCCTGAAGCGCGGGCATTTTATGCTATGCAAAACTTGATTGAAACTGTGCATAATGAAACTTATAGTCTGATGATTGTCACTTTAATTAATGATCAGAAAGAGCTTGAAACTTTGTTGAGTGCTGCAACTAAAATTCCGATTATCAAAGAAATGGCTGACTGGACATTCAAGTGGATGAACAAAGAAACAAATAGTTTTCAAGAAAGACTAATTGCATTCGCTGTTATTGAGGGTATTTTCTTTAGCGGACCTTTCGCGGCTATTTTCTGGTTGCGTGATAGAGGATTGATGCCGGGACTTGGTAAGGCAAATGAATTTATTAGTCGTGACGAAGG